CCTCGATTTCTGTGAGATGCTCTTCGATGCTTTCTAGTGTCGAGTTCACTTTCGCATGATCCTCAGAGTTCTCTTTTCGGGCGCGCTCGATAAGTGCAGCGGGTAGCCCGGCGGCGATGATGCCGGCGGCTGCGATGATGGCTACGAGAATACTTTCGTTCATGCGGTGAGCCCGGGCGGAAGTTTGTCGCCGAGTGTGTAGCGGATGTGCCACGGCTCGGACTGTACTTCGTGGCTCCATCCGAATCGCTCATAGTTCGCGAGTAGCCATTCCAGTCGCCCGTTTTGGCTGACGTTCCAGACATCTACCGCAAGGCCCCATCCATGATTCGAGGTTCCCGGTGTAGCGAGCGGGGCGAGTCCGGGCTTGAGGCTGTAGGTGACGCCGTTCCATTGGCGCGTCGGTCGCCCGGGTATGAGGTCGAGCGTGTAACGCTGCTGGAAGACGGCTTTCTGTACCGAATAGGGCCGATAGGCGTCGAATGCTGAGGTCGGCTTGAGAACGATGCCGTCAAGTTTCGCGGCGCGTTTCATCGCATCCCATGAGAGGGCGGCGGGACGTAGCAAGAAGCCCGACGGCTTGATCGCTACGAGTAGCGCCGGGTCAAGTTCGCCGTTCTTTTGGTTGGCGAGCGCTTTCGGTAGGACGACGCGCCGAGTCGGGAGACTTTTCGCCATGATCGACTACTTGTCTTTTTTGGTGCCGTTACTTGCGACAACTCCGGCGAGGGTTCCCGATAGGAACGTGACGATCGTAGACATGAGGCTGATGAACTCTTTGTCGTTCGGTGACTGTTCGAGCGGCTGCGACACGAAGAGAAGGCCGTAGACGAAGCCGACGACGATCACCGCGAAGACGACTGCAAGAATCACTCCGACCGTCATAATCATGCGGGCGTGCAGTTGGTCTGATGTGTAACGCTCTTTCATGATTAGCACCTATCTACGGGAGTGCAATACGTCGGACGTATTGCAGGTTTGCTGTTATTGCTGCGAGTAGTTTCGCACGACGTCAACACTACGAGGGCGGCTACTGCGAGCCATCGCATTACTCGACCGGTTCGGGCGGTGGTGGCGGAACGATGACGACGCCGTTTTTGACTTCCCATCCGATTGCGGCGGGGTTCTCGGCGGTGTACTCGATGAGGTGCGTCGGGTCGGTGTTGGCCCAGTCTGGGGCGACGACTTCGACGTTGACGACGACGCCGTTCGTGACGTTCGGCGAGACGATGGCGACGGTGCGTTCAGTCATAACTACTCGTAAGTCTCAATGTACACGTAGCCGCTGCCGCCCGCGGCGCCGCTAGTGCCTGCTGTGCCGCCTGCGCCGACTGTGACGGTGATTCCTGTGCCGGGTGTGACTGCGCCGCCTGCAACAATTTCAGCGCCGTTGCCGCCTTGCGCGTTCCATCCATACGCGCCGCCTTGCTGCGCTTGTGTAAATGCGCCTTCACCGCTATTGGCAACGCCTGCGCGCGCAACATCTACTACGCTCCCGCCTGAGTTGTCAAGGTTGCCGCCAGTTGCAGTAATCGTTCCGCCTGCAAACGCCACCGAACTATTACCGCCTGAACCGCTTGAGTCTGTACCTACGCCACCGCCGCCGCCGCGTATGTACGCCACCGCATAGGTGACGCCTGCAGCCGGGGTGAATGTGCCGGATGCTGTGAAGGCTGTGATGCGAGGAGTTTTCACGGAGCCACCTGTCGGGAATACTAGCGCAACGGACGCCGATAGAAACGTGATCGACGCGCCTTGATACTGGGAGAGGACTAGCGAGAGGCCGTTGAGGGTGACGCCTGCTCCGGCGGTGATGGTGGTGGCGCCTGCGCCTTTGTTGAGGACTTCGACGGTGTCGCCGAGCGTGAAGATGGAGTTATTTATTGTGACGGTGTTCGCTGATGCGACGTTCATGACGACGCGCTTACCTGCATCGCCGACGACGAGCGTGTAACTAGCGGTCTGATCGTTGAGCGGGAGGTTCGTGATGTCGTTCAGTTTTGCGGCGGTGAGTACCGTTCCGGCGACGAATGGGAATGGGGTCGTCATGGTTTCGTCATCCTACCTTATGCGGCTAGCACGTTATCGGAGTCAAGTATTCCGAAGACCGCGTCGTCTAGCTCGAACTCGTAGACGATGTCGGTCGGGGCCGTGTAGAACGTGACCGTCTCGCCCCGGAGGTCGATGCGATGTTGGATGCCTTCGACGGAGAGTTCTTCTGTGACCGTAAGCGGGCTCCCGGTGGTGAACGTGCGAAGGATGGAGATTGTGTCTCCGATTTCTACGGTCGCGACGGCGTCTTTTTGGAGTGTCGTCAACGATCCGAAGAATGTCTCAACGCCCGAGAAACGCGGTTCGGGTTCCCCGCTCAATAGGTACCCGGCGAGCGTCAAGGCTTGCGCGTCGCTTGACAGTAGGGAGCCGGTTATCGTTTCGGCTTGCGTGAAGTAAAGCGCGATGGATGCCGGGTCGGTGTCTGTCTGGGCGGTGCCTCCGGTGCGTTCTACGGTGACACGGTTGAGGACGGTGTCGACGGTGAAGTCGACGAATACTTCACGGTATGGGGTTCCGGTGCCGTCGTCGGTGAATGTGACGGTCGGGGCGGAGAGTGTTGTGCCGATGCGGGACTGGAAGACGAGGTCGCCGTCGGACGCCCTGACGAAGATGCGGCCTCGTTCCGCTTCGTCTATTTTGCGGAGGTATTGGAGGGCGTTCGTTCCTTCGGCTATCGGATAGTTGCCGAGGGTTGTGTCTCCCGTCTCGAAGTCTCGGGCGCCTGCGGGCCATCCGACCTCGGGCAAGTTGAGGATCGTGGTGAGTCTCGCGTCTGAGACTTGCGTCGTCGGAGTGACTGCCGCGATGAACGAGTTCGAGAGGATGAAGAGGTCGTCGGCGGCGATGATGGTGACGAGCGGAATGCGTTTCGGGCCGACGTAGTCATAGTTGAAGTTCGCGACGCGACCTCGGAAGATGACGTCAGAGTTCCGGGTGATGCGTATCTGTCGCAGCGGGGAGAGTCCGGGAGTGTCGTCCGTTTCGTTGTAGTAGACGCTCGCTTCGTTGTAAGGGTCGAAGGCTCGGGTCGGGTCTTGAGCGATAATCGTGCAGCGGCCCGGCTGAATGGAATCGAGGACGGTTTTCTTACCTCGGAAGAAGTCAACGGACTGAACGTCTATCTCGGCGAACTGGTCGACGCCGTCGAGGACGTAGGTCGTGTTGTCGAGGATGCCTTGCTGTACGTCGTCAAGTGTGAAGCCGTCGCCGAAGCCGACGTCTAGTTCGACTGTGAGGGTTCCGCCCGTGATGATGTTGACGGGCATAACTAGATAGCGATCTGGAAGTCTGCCGGGCCGTTGACGAGGTTGTATTGCTGCAAGGCTTCGACGATGAGCGTCGGTAGGTTCGCGTCGGCGGTGACGGTGTTGACGGTGATGTTGACCGTGTCGGGTAGTTGACGTTGACCGTCTGATGCTGTTGCACCGAAGAGCATCTCGTCGGAGATGCCGAAGTTCGTGGAGAACGTGCGCTCGATCGGTACGAGAATCGCGGAGCCGGCGCCGCCACCACTACCGCCTCCGGTGGATGGGATTACGGGCGCGGGGATGGCTGCGGGTGCCTCGAATGAGGGCATGGATGCGGCTGCGCTCATGCGGTCTAGTCGGTCGGGGATGACTGCCCCGGGTGCTGCTCCGGGTTTTCCGCGCTCGAATGCTCCGACGGATCCGTAGTCTTCGCTGAGTCGCCCGAAGTTGAGGAGCGGAATCGGTGCTATTTCAACGCCCGGGAGAAAATTAGCCGCTTGATTCAGAAGGTTCACTCCGATGATCGCCGAGTTGAAGGTTGCCTCGATACCGGCGACGAGGAGGTTCGCGAACTTCGCGACTGATTCCATGAGTCCTCGGGCCGCAAAGGCGTTGTCTGCAAGTAGGGAGTCGATTGACACGGCTAGGGATGCAATCACGAGCCCGACCGTTTTGAGCATTCCGAGGCTTGTCGTCTGGAATCCCGCCAT